CCTTCCAATTCCTGGCCTTCTGTTTCGAGTGGGCGGCGTACATGGACTCCGGTGAGGATCCAGACTTCGTCAGCCACCTCCCGGTCTCGGTCGACGGGGCGTGCAACGGGATCCAACACTTCAGCGCCATGCTCCGCGATAGCCGGGGAGCGAAGGCAACGAATCTGATGAGCGGACTGCCCCGGCAGGACGTGTACGAGGAGGTGCGACAGGCGGTCGAGGCGAAGGTCGCCGAGGACTGCAAGGGACGCGGCGCCGTCAAGCGTGAGCTGGCGGGTGTATGGAAGGAGTACGAGGTCGATCGGTCGACGGTCAAACGTCCGGTGATGACTACTCCCTACGGCGCGACCCGCATCGGGATCAAGGACATGGTGCTGGACGACACGATCAAGCAGCACCCTGACTTCAACTGGGGAGACAAGACGTGGCAGGCGGCGCAGTATATGGCCGAAGCCATCGACGTGTCTATCTCGGAGACGTTGGTCGCTGCTCGACAGGCGATGGACTACTTGCAGGAGCTGGCTGGCCTGCTCGCAGCGGAGAACCTTCCGGTGTCATGGACGAATCCCGCTGGGTTCCCTATCCTCCAGAAGGTGAACCTCCAGACCGAGTTCGAGGTTCGAACGCGGATGCTAGGGAAGATCAAGTTGAAGTTCCGCAAGGACACTGAACGATTGGATAAGAAGAGGCAGAAGTCCTGCATCGCACCCAACTTCGTTCACTCGTACGACGCAGCCCACCTCATGCTGACGGTGGTCGCAATGGAAGGAGAGGCCGGACACTCGATCGACTGGGCCATGGTGCATGACTCGTTTGGCACGCAGGCTGGCAACATCCAGAAGCTGAACGAGGTGCTGCGTGAGCAGTTCGTCCTGATGTACACCGATCGCCAGCCCCTCGAACTGATCCGAGAATCGGTGGTCGCCAGGCTCCCCAAGGGGGCGGATGTTCCTCTGGTCCCCGAAATCGGAGACTTCAACATCCACGAGGTGCTGGAGGCGGAGTACTTCTTCGCCTGATTCCCATGTGTCCCTCTCTAGAAGAATACTTCTGCGGCACAGAGATCGGGTCATCAGCAAGGCGCTGGTGGCCCGTCTCGCGGAGACACAATGAGACACGACCGACTCTACGACGTGAAGTGGGCCTTGCTACGGCACGCCTCGTTCGCATGGATCGATTCGATGGACCGACTGAAGATGAGACACCCTGCTGACGTGGTCATGGCGACCGCGGTGTGTCTGATCCTCATCTGCCAGCGCTTCGGCCTCGAACCACGTCGCGTGATGGACACAGCTGACCGGGTACTGCGACGCGCGAAGGACGTGACGCCCCAGTACCCCCGAGCAATTGAACACTGGCTCAAGGAGGAATTCAGTGACGAGTAGCATCTACGACCAGCCTCATCCTGACGAGCTGACCGAGCAACTGGAAGACCTGATCGAGCTGGCGCACACCGAGCTGGATCAACTGGGCTGCATCTGCGTAGACACAGCCTTCGAACTGCACAAATGGGGCATCAACCCCGAGGAGATCACGAATGGGAACTGAAACACTGAAGTCACAGGTCTACGTCACCGAGCCGGTGCGTGCTGTCTTCCCTCACCTCAATGAGATGGACCGCTTCGGTTCCTACTCGCTGGACATTGACGTCCTCGACGGGGCCAACGCGTCCGTACGCGAGACGATCGAGGCGCAGTGCGCGGAGATCCTCGCAGCTGGACAGGCGAAGTTCGGTGTGACTACCGCCCCGACGAACAGCATCATCCGACACGGCGAGTACAAGGACCAGCCGTTCAGTCGACTGTCCTTCAAAATGAAGGGCGTCAAGAACGTCAAGGGCCGCGAGGTTCTGGTCAACCCCACGCTCGTGGACTCTGCGAAGAACACGATCGACGACCTCATCTACGGTGGAAGCCTCGTCAAGGTGGCGTACTTCTGCCAGTTCACGCTCATGAACGGCACGGTCTACGTCAGCGTGAAGCTGCGCGGCGTGCAGGTTCTGGAGCTGGTCGGTCCCGGCGGCGAGGTGCCTTGCACCGATGCCTTCGGTGTCGAAGATGGATTCACCACGTCGAGCGACGATGAGGTGGAAGTACACGTCCCCACCGAGACCACGCAGGTCCCGGTCAGTACAGGAGCCGACTTCTAATGGCCGACGATAAGAAGAAGAAGAAGAAGAGCAAGAGCCTCCTCCGTAAGGCGCTCGACCTCGCCATCAGTGGCAAGAAGAGTGACAAGAGTCGGAGCGGCAACGTCAACCAGAACAAGCAGCTGAAGAAAGCGGATAAGTAGCGTGCCTAAGCCACTGACCAAACGTCAGGCGGCGCTGCTGCACGGCTGGCGCTCCGGTCTGGAGGAGGACATCGCAACGTCCTTGACCGACCGGGGCGCCGCCTTCGAGTACGAGACCCTCGTTCTTGAGTGGACGCCGGAGCAGAAGGTACGCCGGTATACGCCCGACTTCATCATCACCACTGCGTCCGGCAATACGATCGTCGTAGAGTCGAAGGGCCGGTGGACGCGTGAAGACCGGATGAAGATGAAGTGCGTAGTGGAGCAGCACCCTGACGTAGACATCAGGATGGTGTTCCAGAATCTCCGCGCGAGAATCAGCAAGACCTCGCGCACAACCTACGAACAGTGGTGTCACCAGCACTTGGGCATTCCGTGTGCTCAAGGTGATGTGCCCACGGAATGGATACTCGAATGACTCCCTACAACCGATCGAACCTCCGCCGCTGCTCGACCACTCACCTGAAGTTCACGGCCGACCGCTTCCCCTACACCCACGGTGTCGACTACAACGTCTCGGTCCTAGGTAAGGCGTTCAAGAACGTGAGCCAGCGTGCTCGCAACGGCAGGTACCACGAGGCCTACTGTCGCAACCACAACGACCGCTACACCCGCGTGTCCACGGCCATCGGGATGGACCCGAGCTGGGTGAACGACCCGACGAAGTTCGCGATCGACATCGTCGAAGCCATCGGCGTCCCGCTGACACGCAACGGTCATAAGCTGAGCCTCGACCGGATCGACAACGAGCGTGGCTACTTCATCGGCAACCTGCGGTGGGCAACGGCGCTGGAGCAGGCACAGAACAAGACGAAGCCCCTCACGTCTGAGCAGAATCGGTTCTTCTGATGGCGCGCAACAGACGTGAGACGAAGATCCTCTTCATCCACTGCTCAGCGACCAAGGCCCGCCAAGACATCGGCGCCCGCACGATCAACGTGTGGCACGAGAACGCCGGCATCTACAGCGACCGGGGCCTGACCGGCTACCACTTCGTGGGTCGACGGTCGGGTGCTGTCGAGATCGGGCGGGAGTTGAACGAGACCGGCGCGCACGTGCTGGGATGGAACGACATCAGCATCGGGTACTGCCTCGTGGGCGGTGCTCGTAAGGCCAAGCCAGGCGAGGCCCCCGAGTGGGCTGACATGGTGGCAGTCGACAACTTCGTAGGCGAGCAGTTCATCGCCCTCGCTGCATGGTACCGGGCACTGCTGCTCGTCTACCCCGGCCTGATCCTCGCGCCCCACTGGGCGGTGAGTGCCAAGGCCTGCCCATCGTTCGACGCATGGGAGTGGCAGCGTGAAGAGTTCGGACACGATGACCGACTACGGTTCGCTGAGTTCAAAGCGGGCTGGGAGGGAGACAGCTGATGATCATCTTCCTCTGCACGGTGTGGCTGGTAGGGGCCACCTCCCCGATCGAGTACAAGGTGCCGGACTACTACTGGTCATGGCAGGCGTACTCCAATTCGCTCAACGTCCGCTGGCTGGACGAGGAGAACGTGCTGCACCGCACGATCTGGGCGGCGGGGACGTGGAGGACGGTCGAGTGTGTGGAGTCGGGTGTACCGGCACCGTACCCAGAGCCTGAGATCCTTCCATACGAGCGGACGGAAACCTTCAACCCAAGGGACATCGAGAAATGAGCACAGGACCGAGACCCGCGATGCGATGTGAGTCAGGCGTACTCACGTGGCAGGGCATGACCACCACGCCCATGACCATGAGGGAGGCGGAGATTAGACCGGGCCAGCCGTGGGACTACTACTGCTGCGGGATCGGTGAGACGTTGCCTGATGGCGACTGCTCTGTCCCTGCCACCTTCGAGGCCCGCCCTGTACCGGGCATCGACCTCATCACCGGACTCCTCGTCGGAGTCCTTCTACTGGGAGCACTGTATGAGCGCGCACGGAGCAGTCGTACGGCGGGCGCCCTGCCCCGACTGCGGTTCTACCGACAACGTCGCAGTCTACGAGACCGGCTACGAGAAGTGCTTTGGCGCTGATTGCGGCTACTGGAAAGGGAATAAAAATGGAACTGGCGATCATCATGATGGGGGCAGCGGCCCTAGTAGTAGTGTTCCTGATACTCAGCGCCGACCTATGATCGAGACAGAGTTCCGCGCCCTACGCAAGAGGGGCATCAGCGAGGAGACGTGCAAGCGCTTCGGCTACGGCGTCAACGAGGAGCGGCAGGTTCAGGTGGCGAAGTACGGCACCGCTCAGAAGATCCGCACCAAGGACAAGCAGTTCAGCTGGATCAACCGCCCGGCCGAAGGGCCGAAGCTGTTCGGCCAGAACCTCTGGCGTCCTCAGAAGAGGCTCGTCATCACCGAAGGGGAGATCGATGCACTCAGCTATGCGGAAGCTACGGGATGCAAGTGGGCTGTTGTTAGCGTCCCTGATGGTGCGGGTGATGCTCCACGGGCTATCTCGCGGAACATCGAGTTCGTCGAGAGCTTCGAAGAAGTAGTCTTCATGTTCGACATGGACCGGCCGGGACAGGAGGCCGCGGAAGCGTGCGCTGTTCTCCTCACCCCCGGCAAGGCTAGGATAGCCTCGCTTCCTAGGAAGGACGCCAATGAAACGCTCCTTGAGTTGGGTGCGGGTGAGCTGAACAAGGCGCCATGGTCGGCACGGGTGTTCCGCCCAGATGGGATCGTCGAAGGCGTCGACCTCATGGAGAAGATCCTCACTCCGCCCGAAGAGGGTCTGGGCTACCCGTGGCCGTGCCTCGACACCCTGCTGCACGGGCAGCGACGGGGTGAGGTAACCACGTGGATCGCGGGGACTGGCATCGGCAAGTCCGCTGTCCTCCGCGAGGTAGGTCACAACCTGTGGACTACACACGGCGAACGAGTGGGGATCATCGCACTCGAAGAATCGAACCAGACCTCGGCTCTGGGGCAGCTCTCATTACACATGAACCTGCCCCTACATTTGCCAGAGGTACGTAGAAATGTGTCGGATGAGGAGTTGGCCGCCGCGGGAGCGGAGATCCTCACGGGCTTCGCCTTCTACGACCACTTCGGATCGGTCGAAGGTGACGTGCTGTTGCCGAAGATCAAGTACATGGCCCTCAGCATGGGCATCCGATGGTTCATCATCGATCACATCAGCATCATGGTGTCCGGTCAGGCAGACAACGGCGACGAGCGGAAGCGACTCGACGCACTGGCTACCAACATCAGGTCTCTAGCCTCCGAGCTAGACATCGGGATCCACATCGTGAGCCATCTTCGGAAGGCGAGCGGTCAGTCCCACGAGGAAGGCGGGCAGGTCTCGTTGCAGGACATCCGTTCATCGGGTGCGGTGGCACAGCTATCGAACACAGTCGTAGGCCTCGAACGAAACCAACAGGCTGAAGGCGACGCGAAGAACCAGACGGTGCTGCGCGTGTTGAAGAACAGACTGAGCGGGGAGACCGGAGTTGCCGGGAGCCTGAGCTACAGTCTGGCAACTGGTCGGCTCTACGAGTCGGAAGGAGTAACAGGTGGTGAGTTCTGAGGATCTGTTCGAGTTCATTCAAGAAGCATCGAAGGCTACGACCCGGGGTACGCCCGACGGCAACGTCGACGTTTACCCCCCACTGTCCGGCGAGAACCTCGCTAGCGCGACCGCCTCGCTGGTGAAGCTGATCGAGATCGAGGGCAACGTCCTCCTCGGCCAGCGACACATGGACATCCACGAGGCCGACGCGGCGGCCCCCATGGCCTCGCACGGCAACTACAACTAACTAGGAGAACACAGATGCAATTCGCAATCGCTGACATCGAGACCACCGGCCTCGACGTTGACACCGTAGACATCCATTGCATCTGTGTTCTCACAGGGGACATGGATGAGCCCCTCCTGTTCGACCCGACCGAGATCGAGGAAGGTCTGAAGTACCTCGACCGCCTGATCGACGAGGGCTACACGCTCGCCGGTCACAACTTCATCGAGTACGACCTCCCAATCCTCCGCCGCTACGGCATGAAGGATCCAGGCGTCTGCTACGACACGCGCACCGTCTCGCGGGCTGCCTACCCCGGCACCCGCATGAACGAGGCGGACTCGAAGTTCCTCCGTAAGCACCCCGAGCACATCGGTGCGTACAACAAGGGTCGGCACGGTCTCCGCGACTGGGGCTACCGCCTTCACGAGCACAAGGGAGACTACGACGGGGGCTGGGAGAAGTACTCCGAGGAGATGGGAGCGTACTGCGCGCAGGACGTGACCGTCAACTGGAAGCTCCTCGAAAAGCTCCGCACCGAAATCAACGACGAAGCTGCCATGCTGGAGTGCGAGGTCCATCACATCTGCGAGCGGATGAAGAAGCACGGCGTGGTGTTCGACGTGGACGAAGCGGTCAACTTCGCTGGTGAGCTGGCGCAGCGACGCAGTGAACTAAGCAAGGAGCTGGTCGAGGCGTTCGGCGACTGGTGGGCACCGAAGACCAACAAGGTCTCGGTCTGCGGTCAGACCATGGTGTCCAAGAAGTACGCGCCGGGACAGCCCGGGTACAAGAACGTACGCAAGGGCTGCGAGCACCAGAACATCGAGCTGGTTCAGTTCAACCCAGCGTCAACCGAACACATCGCCAAACGGTTGATCGATAAGTACGGCTGGAAGCCGAAGAGCTACACCGATGGCGGCAAGCCACAGGTCACGGCAGAAGTTCTGCAAGACCTCACCTACCCTGAAGCCCCGCTGCTCGCGGAGTATCAGGAGATCAAGAAGATCCTCGGCTACGTCAGCGAGGGCGCGAACGGCTGGCTGAAGCTGGTTGATTCAACAGGGAGGATTCATGGGACAACGATGCCTACCGGAACCGTCTCCGGTCGAGCCGCGCACAAGGCCCCGAACACTGGAAATGTACCCGCCCGATCGAAGTACGGAGCACGGGCCCGTCGCCTGTTTCGAGTGGGACCGGGCAAAGTACTCGTGGGAGCTGACGCATCTGGACTACAGCTACGAGCCTTGGCCCATTATCTGGCTCGCTGGGATTCGCGCGTTTTCGCTAAGCAGTGTGAGACCGGAGACATCCACGAGTTCATGCGAGAGGCGACTGGTCTGTACACCCGGGCCAACCAGAAGACGTGGACCTACGCGAAGCTCTTCGGGGCTGGTGCGAAGAAGCTGGGACAGACTGCGATCCTCGATCACATCGCTGCTGTCGAGGCTGGGCTCACTGACGAGAAGGTTCCGAAAGCCTCCCGGGCCGGTGCCTTGGGCCGTAAGACACTCGACAACCTCGGCGACGCCATTCCGGCGTTTACTGAACTGGAGGAACAGCTTAGCAAGGCGGCTGACGTCGGTCGACTCAAGACCCTCGACGGTCGGTACCTCCCCGTCGGCTCAGCCCACACTGCAATCGCCATGCTCCTGCAAGGATTCGAAGCGATCGTGATGAAGCGGGCCATGGTCATTGCGGCCCCTCAGATCTACGCGCTGGGTGGCGAGTTCGTCCTGTGGGTTCACGACGAGTTCCAAGTCGAGTGTACCCACGCGTCGGCTCGTGAGATCGGCCGGATCATGGTGGACGCCATGGCAGCTGCCGGTCAATACTACGACTGCCGCGTCGCCATCGACGGGGAGTACAAGATCGGAGAGACATGGGGCGATACTCATTGATCCTGCTGCTGGCCCTTACGGGCTGTGCCTCGCGCCCCCCGTGCATGACTGGCTTCGAGCTGGGCGTGAACGGGGGGACCTCGCAGGGCATCATCCGCGAGTACAACACACACTACGGTGGCGTCCATGCCACCATCTACTACGACACAACTGGGGCCTGCGAGGCCCACGAGGAGAGACGATGAACGTAGCACACTGGACCCTGACGATCACCGCGTGGCTGATGGCGTTGATTCTAGCGGTGATGATGGTAGGCGCCGCCGCCAACATCGTCCAACTCGAAGAGCGGCAGCAGATGATGGCCGAGATCCTCCTCGAACTGCTTGAGAAACAAACGAAGGGAGGCTGGCTGTGAGCATCGTACTGATCGACGCGGACATCATCGTGTACGAGGCGTGCCACCGAAACCAGACAGACATCGACTGGGATGGCGAGGGTAAGACCGGCTACGCGAACTTCGAGGCAGCGACCGAG